TCTCGAGGCGAGGTCATGATTTTCGCGGATCAGCCTAATGACGTGACGATTGGTGCCACGGAGGTCAGCGGCGAGACTCGATTTGAGATGGGCGACTCGTCCGGCGTGGGAGACGATCGAGTCGGGTTCAATTTGTTCTAGAGGGACAGGGTGTTGGATTTGTCCTTCCCGGTGAGCACCTTGGAGAGGGACAGATCAGTGTCCGTGTTCCACCTCTCAAGAAGATGCTTGATGAGGGAACCTACGATGGTCGTCTTGAGGTGATTGCTGACGATAGGTACTTTGTTCCGCTTAAAGTGACTGTGGACATGCAGCCAGGATTGACAGTGGAAGCTGCTGTTGTCTCCAAGAGACGGGAGGAACCTGAGGCTGAGGTGTCAGCGACGCTCGTTGCAAAAACGAATCCTAATCCTGTCATTGTTGAAAAGAAGGACGAGAAGGCTCCAACACGTCGACCTCGGAAGACGATCCCTGAGGGTGTGCTTCGTTCGATGATTAGGGACATTCTTAAGGTGGATGGACCTAAGGACTGACGAAAGAATGATCCTCTCGTGTGTGAACATGGACGAAGAGGGATTGTAGATTATTTACATGAGTGACTTTCTCTCAGGCGACCTGGTAATCCGGGATCTTGATGGGCCGTTAGGGCTCCTGATCCAGCCGACTGAGTCTCAGGCGTTCTATCCGGGCTCCCGAGAGGAGCCCATTCCGGTCTCTTTGCCCGCGTGGGATGTTCTGACCGAGTCAGGCTCAATGGAGCACTGGCTGGAGGTCTCGCTTCTCCTCGTCCAGAGCGCAAGATGACGAACTTCCAATCGGGCGACCTGGTCACGGTCCTGCGGTCGGATGAGGTAACCTATGGTCTCGTGGTGAGCTTCGCGTACAAGGCCCGCACCAGCGGGCTGGAGACGGAGGTCGTGGTGAAGGGACGAAAGATACCGTTCTCACTGCCTTCGGGCGGATCTGACAGGTCGTATTGGAACGCGCTGATCGATGGTCAAATCAGGACGTTTCGGAACGATGAGATTGCCTTGAGGAGACCCCATCCTTAGGGAGCCCGAGGCTCGACCTAAGAACTGGATCATGTTGCACATCAGAATTAGTTCTTGAGTGGCTTTCTAGGCCACGCAGGCCCATCTAAAAGGTTGCGGTGGGCCCCACCTTCCAGGTTCCGGGTTGCGGTTAGTACGAACCCTCTCAGATAGTTACTCGGTAGAGCGTCTGAGGGAGACAAGCCTGTGCCGACCTTCGCGAATACGACATCACCTACGCCTTTCGGTTTCTTCGACACGGACTCCACGTTTCAGACCGAGGCGGACGCCATGGTCACGTTCGTCAAGCGTCGGCTCGGTGATGACATCCTGAGCGTGGAACTTACTCGAAAGCAGATTTGGGCGAATTTCGAGGAAGCGACCCTTGAGTACTCTCGTCTGATCAATGAGTACCAGGTCAAGTCCCAGCTGAATAACTGGTTGGGGCAGTCGACGGGGAGCATGACAGGATCTGAGCAGGTCTACCCGAGGGAGAACCTGGAGTACCTGATCAGGTTCGCTGAGCCGTACGCGGTCGAGGCGGGAATCGGAGGGTCGTACGCCTCGTTCTCAGGGTCGATCTCCCTGGAGAACGGTCGACAGGACTACGACATCTACACGGATCTGAAGGACGCAAACGGTAACGCCCTGTACGACTCGGTCGAGAACTCTCCGAAGGGAAAGATGCGGATCCGGGAGGTCTTCCACTTCTCCCCCAATGCTGCCTACAGGTTCTTTGACACGACGTCGGCGATCAACTACCTGAACAATGAGTTCTCCTTCGAGAGCTTCACTCCGGAGACGATCTTCTACGTCCTGCCGGTGTTCGAGGACATCCTCAGGGCGGGCCAGCTTGACCTCTCCCAGCGGGTGCGTCGATCAAACTACTCCTACAAGATCATGGGCCGCAACATTCGGATCTACCCGTCTCCCACATCCGAGTCGAGGACCAAGCTCTACCTAAGGGTGCAGTTTCAGGCCAATCCTATGAGCTCGTCGATCCCGGACGACACGATCTACGGCGTGTCGAACATGTCCAACGTGCCCTTCGGAAACCTGAGCTACTCCAAGATCAACAGCATCGCCCGACAGTGGATCAGGCAGTACACCTTGGCGATCAGCAAGGAGCTTCTGGGCATGATCCGGTCCAAGTTCTCTACCGTTCCGATTCCTGGAAATGAGCTGACCTTGAACGGTACCGATCTGGTGGCTCAGGGCAGGGAGGATCAGACCAGTCTTCGGACAGAGCTTCGAGAGATGCTTGACTCGCTGACCTACGATAAGGTCGTCGAGCTTCAGGCCGATCGGGCGGAGGCGATCCTGCGTCAGCTTCGTCTCGTTCCCATTCCTAATGGTGGCGCGATCTTCACAGGATAAGCAATGGCCCGACTGTTCATCACACCGCGAGAGATCGACTTCATCAATGACATCAACAAGGAGTTGACTAAGGACGTTATCGGTCAGACAGTCGTCCTGTACCTGATCTCAGAGGTTAAGACGAAGGTGCACGACGTCTACAAGGAGTCACCGAATAAGATCTTTGAGAAGCCCGTTCGCATCTCCGCCCTGGTGGAGTGGGAGCCGCAGGACATTCGGACGAACGAGTTCGGGACGGAGGAGTACACGTCCGTCACCGCCCTGATCCAGTCCAGGGATCTGATCGACAAGGAGATTCAGGTCTCAGAGGGGGACTTCTTCAGTTACGGTGCGCAGTTCTTTGAGGTCACCGCCGCCCGGACTACTCACAACGTCTACGGGCAGATCGAGTTCTCAGGCGGTGTCCAACTAATCGGTAAGGAGGCGCGTCGCAGCAACTTCATCACCAAGCTTCGTGGACCGACTGACGAGAAGTACTCTGACAAGGATGCCGTCCAGGATAAGTTCTATCAGCAGCGTGGATTTGACATGAACGCGGAGGGCCCGACCGGAGACGTCAGGGACCTTCAACAGCGTGGTGTCCTGGATGCTCCGCTCACCGGTCCTGGAGAGGTGTCGCCACTGGGAACGCTGACAGGATCCGCGAACTCCTCCTTCTACGAGGACCAGTGATGTCAGACATTTGCTACGCTGAGATTTTCGTGGAAGCTTTTGGATTGAGATACAACCATGTCTAAGAACATCTACGACATCACCGATCGGCTTCCGGATGGTCTCGCGGGAAATGAGGTTCCTGACGACTTCTCGATCCCGTCCTGTGGGATTGAGGACGTGGACCGTGCCCTGTTCAACAAGTTCAACAAGGAGATCGGTTTCGTTCTCGAGCAACACGGAGAGGTCAAGCCTGTTCCGGTCGTCTTCGCGGGCGGTGAGAGGTTCGCCATGGTCAAGCGGAAGGATCCGATCCGGGATGAGAACGGAACCCTAATCCTGCCCCTGATCGCCATCTACAGGACCGGGATCAGCCAGTCTGAGACCCTAAGCGGTCTGGGTCGAGGTGTCGGTCAGGATACCGGAACTCTGACGATCAGGACCCGACTAAGTGATCGGGATCGGGACTATCAGCGGGTCAAGAATGTTCTCGGTCTGAAGAATCAGGTCGACGTGGCCTCGTCAGAGAACCAGATTCAAGCCTCAGAACCGGAGGCGGCGGAACCCGGAACCTTGGCGACCCGACGGAGGGTCGGTCGTCGATACGACGATCTTGAGAAGGGTCACGTTCTCGGAACAGACATGCGGGATAACATCTTCGAGATCATCTCGATCCCGTTTCCGGAGTTCTTCAAGGCGACCTACGAGGTGACATTTTGGGCCCAACACATCCAGCACATGAATCGTCTGCTTGAGATGATGATGACGGCCTACGACGCCCAGGGCAACCAGTTTAAGATCACGTCACCCAAGGGTTACTGGTTCGTGGCGTTCGTCGATGACGATCTCCAGCCGAGTGACAACTTCAAGGACTACGCCAAGACGGAGCGGATCGTCAAGTACACATTTCAGATTCAGACGACAGGATACATCGTCGCCGCTCAGCACGAGGGGCAGCGGAATCCGTTCAGGAGGTACTTGTCCGCTCCACAAATTTCGTTCGGAATTTACGAGGCGTCAGGACAGATCGTGCCTCCTCGATCCGCTGGCGCGGGATCGGGTGAACCGGGAAGTTTCGTCCTGTCTGACGTCGTGGAGCTTGACAAGCAGGGCCAGCCGATTCTGGGTCGAAATCACTCACCCGATAAGGTGCTGACAGTAGTCGAGGATCCGTTTGCCAGAGGTGAGGAGAGAAGCTATGCTCGGGTCCTGACGACGGATCAGAGAGCGGGTGAGACCGTGGCTAGGCTGACAGATCTGGGCAACGTTCTGTCGGACTGAATTTTGAGGGCAGGGACGATACGTATTGCTAGCGTCAGACCTGACCCGTGTTAAGGAGAGCGAACCCCATGAGCGAGCAGACCTTCCGTTCCCCTGGGTTCTTTGAGCAGGAGATCGATCAGACACAGCGTCAACAGTCTCCTGTCGGTGTTCCGGCGGGCGTCATCGGTACGGCTCAGAAGGGTCCTGCTTTTGTTCCGGTCACTGTTGGATCGTTTGTCGATTTTGAGTCAAAGTTTGGAACCCTAGATCCTAAGAAATTTGGACCCTATGCTGTCAACGAGTTTTTGAAGCACAGGACTGCTGTGACCTACATGCGGGTTCTCGGTGCGGGTTCAAACGACTCGGTCACTGATATCGAGACGACCCGAACGCAGGGCACGGTCAAGAATTCTGGATTCAAGATTGTAGGCTCAGCCGCTACCGCCGACGAAGCGTCAGGCCGGTACAAGGGAAGCGTCCAGTTCATCACCGCTAGACATTTCATCTCCGCCTCTGAGGCGGTGGGATTCCCGACAGCGTTCACCGACAATGATAGTTTCGGGACCACAGCTGACGTGTTTGTCAACCTGGTCCGCGGAATGGTCTTGGTTCCCACGGGAACTCGGATCATGGTCCTGAACGGATCGGGAGAGACCTACGCGAATACCGCGGATGACATGGCCACACCGACCTCGGCTGGGCGGTTCAAGCTTGTGATCTCCTCCTCGACGGCGGCGTACGCCACCACGGATGGCTTCACCGGAGTGAAGATCCTGACTGCCTCCCTGGATCCGAATGCTGGTGACTACATCGGCAAGATCCTGAACACGGATCCGGAGAAGTTCATCAATAATGAGCATCTCCTCTACGCCGACTTCGCGGTGGAGGATGAGCTGGCCACCGTCGCCACCGAAGCTGACTCTGTCGCGATCGTGTCCGGCTCGGCTTTGACATCCACTGACTCCGGTCTCACGACCGAGGCGTTCCGTGAGGCGTTCGGGCGGTTCGACACCCGATTCACCACCCCTCGGACCCCATACTTCATCTCCCAGCCTTTCGGTGAGACGGAGTACGATCTCTTCTATCTCGAGGCGCTGGATGACGGTGTCTACGCCAACGACAAGCTGAAGATCTCGATCAGGGACCTGCGTGGTTCAACAGATCCGGGAAGCGACTACGGAACATTCACGGTCAACATCCGAAGGTTTGACGACCAGGACACGAACCCGACCATCCTGGAGTCCTTCCCTCAGGTGTCCCTCGACCCGAATGCTGAGAATTACATCGCCAAGGCGATCGGTGATAAGAAGGTCTACTTCAACTTCGACGCCACAGATGACGATGAGCGTCGACTGATTGTCCAGGGGCTGTACCCGAACAAGTCCCGATACGTCAGAATCGTGATGGCTTCCGCTGTTGAGAAGGGCCTGATCCCGGACAAGTCCCTTCCGTTCGGTTTCCGAGGTATTCCCACCCTGAAGACCTCTGACACGCTGACTGACACGGTCACCGCCTTGGGAAGCTTCGGTACGACTACAGCTCGTCGGCTGGCCCTGTCCTCCTCGTCGGTCAACACGTGGCAAACAGGATCGATCGTTCCGGCCCTTCCGATGCGATTCAAGATCACCAAGGGCGCGGTCAAGTCTGGTGGTGGATTCAGTGGAAACCCGGGAACGAAGGAGATCGTGGACGGTCGGTTCCACTGGGGTGTCAAGTTTGAGAGGATGCCACTGACCGGAACGACCAGCGACGCGATCCTGAATGTCAACATCGGCCAGGCTCAGAATCCGCTGGTGGGTGCCTACGGGAAGTTCGTGGGCATTCAGAAGTTGGACACCCTGGTCACCGGTGCGGGTGCCGACGCTTTCTGCAACAACAAGTTCACGTTGGCTCGAGTGGCCTTCAGCAATGATGCGGTCTCCGCCCTGACAGGTGGCATCAAGGATCACATCAAGGAGATGGCGTTCGTCCGAAACGCGGCCGTGAGTCCGATTGACTACACGATCAGTGACGGGACCTTGACGACCCGAATCACCTACGCCACCCTGGTGAACCAGACGTCGTCCGTCGACTTCAACAAGTTCTCCTCGTACGCCAAGTTCAGCACGTTCATGTACGGTGGGTTCGACGGTGTTAACATCTTGGATCCGAATGCCGCTCGGTTGAATGACCAGGCCGTCTCCAGCGACACTGGTGGAAACGCTGCCTCCGCTTTCACATCTCCGGGCCTAGCGTCCAACGTGAACGGAACGGGCAAGACCAACGCGTCCGTCTTCTCGTACAGGGCGGCTGTCAAGCTGATGACGGACGCGTTCGCGTCCAACGTCAACATCCTGGCGATTCCGGGAATCCGTGATTCCTTCGTCACCGACGACGCCGCGACCAAGACGCGGGAGTACGGCAAGGCGCTCTACATCATGGACATTCCGGAGTACGACGAGGATAGCAATCGCTTGTTCGATGCTTCCACGGCTCGACCGGACGTTCGTAAGACCGCCGACGTTTTCGATCAGCGGGCGATCGATAACAACTACGTCTCGGTGTACTTCCCCAGCGTTCAGATTGACGATCCGATCAACACACGTCGGGTCACGGTTCCACCGTCGGTCGCTGCCCTGTCCGCCCTGGGTTACAACGACAAGAGCAGCTACCCTTGGTTCGCTCCGGCAGGATTCAATCGGGGTAGCTTGGACTTCGTGGCAAACGTGGACGTCAGGCTCTCGGCGAATGATCGGGATGTCCTGTACGACGCACGGATCAATCCGATCGCCACGTTCCCGAGAGAGGGATTCGCCATCTTCGGTCAGAAGACCCTCCAGCAGGCCCAGTCGGCTCTCGACAGGGTCAATGTTAGGCGGCTGCTCCTGGAGATCAAGCGACTGATCAGCGACATCGCCCAGCGATTCGTGTTTGAGATGAACACCGCGACCACCCGTGGAAAGTTCGTCGCCCAGGTCACTCCTCTGCTGGCCCTGATCCAGACTCAGGCCGGAGTTGAGTCGTTCAAGGTCGTCATGGACTCCTCGAACAACACGCAAGAGGATATCGAGGCGAATCGTCTAAACGGTCGGATCGTTATCGTTCCTACTCGGACAGTGGAGTTCGTGGCGATTGACTTCATCATCACCAACTCGGGCGTGACCTTCGAGTGATGGATAGGTACACACGACCTCTGGAGACACTGAGAAATGGCTGAACTGACCTTCCGAAGCCCCGGTGTGAGCGCGCGCGAGATCGACCTGTCGGGCCCAGCGAATGTGGCACCGACAGGTGTTCCCGCCGGGATCATCGGTACCGCCAACCAGGGGCCTGCGTTCGTTCCCATCACCGTCGGAAACATCAACGACTTCGTTGCGAAGTTCGGTGAGTCAGACGGGGAGAAGTTCGGACCGCTGGCCGCGTTCGAGTGGCTGCGAAACGCTCAGTCAGTGACCTACCTGAGAGTTCTCGGTGTGGGTGACGGGACCAAGAGGACCACGTCGGGGGATAACACCGGAAAGGTGACCCGGGCGGGATTCGTGGTCGGTGACAAGCAGGTGGGATCTGAGGGTTTCATCGCGCGTAGCGTCAAGGCTGTCAACAAGGGAATTCCGGGTCGTGTCCACTTCCTGGGCTGCTTCATGTCGGAGTCCGCTGCTTCGACGGTCTTCAGTGAGGCCGGGATCCAGCTATCGGGTGAGAACCTTGCCCACCCGATCCTCCGGGCGGTCATCATGGCCCCGTCCGGGGTCGTTCCTATGCTGTCCGGAAATACGGCACCTGATTCCTCCGCACCGAGCAATACTACTGCGGCGACGGCTTTAGGACCTAAGGGAGCGATGACGGGAGCGGTCGACCTATCCAGCTCCCGACAGAACTTCGTCGTTCTTCTGAACGGACACATCGGTACGACACAGTATCCCAACGTCCTGACCGCGTCGTTCGATCCGGACGCTCCCAACTATTTCGGAAGCGTGTTCAACACGGATCCGTTGCTCATTGAGACTGCGGGTCACTACCTGTACGCGCGGTACGACCTGCACCCGATCCTCGCGGTGCCGACCGGATCAGGAATCATCACGTCCAGCGCGGACACAGTCGGCGGTACCCGCCACCCGATCGCGTTCATGCTGACCGCCAGCTACCCTCAGAACTCCGGATCGGCAACGATCCCAAACTACGAAAGCTTTGAGGATCGGTACAGGACACCTTTCTCGCCGTACGTCATCTCTCAGAAGTTCGGCGGATCGCCGGTCGATCTGTTCAAGGTCCACGCTCTGTCTGACGGGGTTTTCTCGAACAGCCAGTTCAAGATCTCCATCCGGAATGTCGCCAAGTCGACCTCGGAGACCGACCTGTACGGATCGTTCGACCTGCTTGTCAGGGACTTTGATGATACAGATGATGATCCGACCATCTTGGAGCAGTTCCTCCGATTGAGTCTAAACCCGAGCTCCGAGCGGTACGTCGCGAAGATCATCGGTGATCAGTACTGGTACTTCGATCTTGACAAGAATGTGGACAGCCAGAAGCTTGTCCTGGTGGGGAACTACCCGAACAAGTCCAACCTAATCCGGGTTGAGATGAACCAGTCGGTCGACGATGCTGAGGTGAACTCCACTGCTTTGCCTGTGGGATTCCGTGGCCCGTACCACCTGGTCACCTCCGGAAGCGGGATCATGACCGTCCTGGCCGGCGCGACAGATCAGTTCAACACCGGTCAGCACCTGGCGTTTCGTCGTCTGGTTGAGCCTCCCGTTCAGATGCGGAAGAACATCTCGACCGGCGTGGCTCCTAAGGTCGCGGAGAACAAGAACTTTTACTGGGGCGTCCACTTCGAGCGCCAGATCAGCCTCACGGAGCCGAACTCCTCTCGAGTTCAGGAGCCGACCATTGAGACGTTCACCCAGTACTTCCCGCACTTCCACACGACCGGGCAGAATCCGTGGGTGGGAGACAACACTGGGACCGCGGACTCAAGTGGAACGGTCTACGATGCTGACCGATTCAACAAGAACCTGTTCAGCCTTGAGAACGTTCAGGTTCGGACCGGATCGAACGGGATCGCCGATCCGAAGGAGTGGTCAAGCGCCTCGTACGTCCGCCAGGGTAATGTCACGGCAAATCCGACCAACAAGACTCGAGGGTTGGATGTCGCCACCGACTTCGGTGACATGACCGTCAAGGCGTACACCAAGTTCACCTTCTTCATCCAGGGTGGATTCGACGGGACCAACATCTTCAACACGGATCAGTTCAACCTGACGAACGCTTCGGCCAAGAGGGAGATGGACGACTCCGCTCAGGGCCAGGGTAGCGGACCCACGGTCATGTCCTACAAGCGGGCCCTGGACGTCATGGGCGAGACTGCTGACGTGGACGTCAAGCTTCTGGCAGTTCCGGGACTTCGTCACGAGGTCATCTCTGACTACGCGATCGATGTCGTGGAGAGTCGATTTGATGCCCTGTACCTGATGGACATCGAGGAGCGTGACTCGGTCGACACGGTAGTCACATCATCCACTGATCAGAGGGTGAGCGTCACCAACACCGTGTCAGCTTTCACCGGAAGGAATCTGGACTCCAACTTCTCAGCGGCTTACTTCCCGGATGTCGTCGTGACGGATCCGTTCACGCTGACCAACGTTCGCGTTCCGCCTTCCGTGGTCGTCCTGGGTGCCATGTCCCTGAATGACAGGGTGTCGCACCCCTG